TTACTCGTTATCACCGAAGGAAAAAAGCTGTGGTTGGCGGTGAGACATCACTTGTTTGTGTACGCGGTGAATCAGCTTCCGCAATCCTCGCTCAGTAATACCGTATTTCGTGCTTAACTCAGCCCAGTTATTCCCCCGGAACTCATCATAAATCTGCATATCGCGCAGAGACAGCTTATATGCGTAGTCACGGGGGAAAGTGAAGTTCTGCCCGCCAAAGTGAGATGCCAGAAAATCCGCCACTGCCAGCCCCAATTGTTCAGCCTGCTCGGATGACAAACCGTAATCAACGCCTGTCTCGGTGACATGGTCAGCAACCTCAGACAGCAGTTTATGCCGCTTATGCTCCATTGGTGTTGTCATGGTGACCTCCCGACATCACTTTACACCCTGCAGGGCTTCCTGCGCCTTATGTTCGCGAGTCTGCCACTGCTTCAATGTCTCAATTACACGGCTTGCTGCCCATGAATTGAGCCAGTCCAGGCGGCTGACGCCCGTAATACGATGCACATAGACGTTGATGGCCCGTTCGGTGCTGTCACGAATAAAACCTTCGTCAGCCATTTCAAGCCACAGTGACCGAATCTTCTTCGACTGGTCGTCGGTGGCCGTCAGTTTCTCTTTCTTCTGGGTCCTGACTTTAAACCCGATGTTTTTCATCGCGTCGAGGATCTGGTTCAGCTGTTTGATGTCCATTTCACGGGTGGATTCAATACCAGCGTAGGTATTCAGTAACTGGCGGTAAGTATCTTCATCCATGCGCAGTTCACGCTTTGCCACATGAATGATCTTAATCAGCTGAGTTCGGGTCATTTGCCTGCCTCCTGCAATTACATTCACCAATGAAGGCTACTGTCAGGGCATTAGGAGCGTCGACGGGCGATACCACATCAAGAGATACCACCATTTCTTTCCGTCCAGACGTAACGGTTACGGTGTCTCCGGTAATATCAACGACGCAAGCACATTTGCTGGTGTAACGAATTCTTGTTCCGTTTTTATTAGCCGTCCCGACACTAATACTGACTTTATCTCCTGTCTTTATTTGCGATTTATCAATTGGAAGAAATTTGTCGCATACAGAACAGCGATAATTATTCATTTTTCAGCTCCGTATCAGATTTACGGTCGATACGCTCAATTTCAGCGATAATAAGCGCAGCTGCTTTCACCAGGTTCCGTCGCTCGTTTGTCGGCTTGAAACTGTCGTCATGCCAGTCAGCGGGCCAGTAACTCATCGCCTCCATCGGTTCGATATAACAGATTGCAGCAGCCGCCAGCTGGCAGCCAACATACGTATCATCCTGCTCGGTCGAAAATCCCTTTACAGACTGCTGCCGTTGACGTTCAGCGATAACATCGGCGATCGCGCAACTATCCCGAGCGGGCTGTTCCTGGCGATAGAGATTATCGCCAATCTTTATCCCCAACTTCATTGGCGGCTGGTAATAGACCAGCGTCCAACACTTATCGACAAACGCCACTGGCTCACTATCCATTTTAACCAGTGACTGTCGAATTAGTGCCGCTAATTGATGGTCTGTTGCATCACAGTCGCCATCGCGGTCGAGCTGCGAAACCCATTCGGTTAATTGCTCTTTGGTGATGATTGAATTGCTGTTGCTCATAGATTAGACCTCATATTTCCAGTAATGGCGGAATAATTCAGTAGCATCACCACTATTAGCCATGCATGGGTTATCCAGTTTGCGGCTTCCGCACTGTCCATATTCAACGTCCACCCAGTCTGAAATATCCTTATCGGTGGCATTATCAGGAACGTCGATCTCCAATGTTACGATGATAGTTTTCACGATCTCACCCCTTCAGACTAAGTTAAAAATAAAGAATAGTGTTAAGGCTGCTGTTAATACGCCAATAATTAAACACCAGAATCCTTTACGTTCATGCGATGACTGAAACCGGGAGGCTTCAGCTATGAGTTTTTTATTCATATATGAAAGTCTCTTACGGCTTATGAAAACGTTCCAAAACAGCAATGACAGTGGGGTAACTAATAAATCCAACAGCCACCCAGATGACGATACAGACCAGCACGAGCAATAAACGAATATTGCCGATGGTTAATTTCATGGTTTGTACTCCAGAGAAAGGGCAGAATCTTTACCGGATACGCCGTGATTTAAACGCGCTTTTAGTCCCTCGTTGAAACCGGCTTCTGCTGCATCCTGATCACCTCGACATTTTTTAGCTTCACGCGGGGTCAGGTCGGACAAATCCTGTTCCTTCTTCAGTTTCGCCAGAAAATTAGCCATCAGTGTTTTTTCGGTTTCCGTCACTACAAATGGCTCTATCGCCTGATAAGCACCTTCGGTCCATCCTTCGCAGAACTGGTCAGCGCGTGCTGTTTTGGTGGCAGGCTTAATATTTTTACGTAGAGAACCAATAAAGGTGCGTCGGGCTTTGACCATCTGCCGGGAAAGAACGTCGAAGGCATAAGTAGCAATTTCCGGACGCTCGTCAGGACCATAAAAAATGACGGTGTTTTGCTTCTGGCCGTTCATAAAATTGCGTTGGAAAGAGTAATAGCAGTTAACGCCCATCGCACGGCAAATTAACTGGCCCAGAAACGTCATATAACGAGGGATACTTTGTGCATGGGACGGAGCCCCTTTGCTGGCCTTGCTGGTGATATCCATCAGATCGACATCATTCTGGCTCAGCTTATGTTTGCGCATCAATGCCTGCGCCTGATTGAGCGCAGCGGCCGCTTCATGAGAATTTGAACTACGACGGGCCAGATTCAGGAGTTTTTTGATTTTAGCCAGGTACTTTTCAGTTTCATTTGTCATTATCATCACCTGTCAGGGGTTGTAATTCAGCTGTAGGGACAAAAGCGTTATAGGAAAGCCCGCAGTGAGGGCATTTCACTATCAGGTCGATACACCACGTACCATCAAAACTTTCCATAATGGTCGCCTGTTCAAAATCCAGATCATCGACCGGATTGTCACAACGTTTGCAAGATAGAGACATTTATTCTTCCTCCCGCCATACTTCGCCGCAAATTAATACTGATTCAGGGGCTCTTTCCTGCACCAGTTCCATAACTAACTCACATGACTGCTTATTCAGGTAAATATCATCAGAAACAGGTAATGCATCACAGGCATCGGTACCACAGGTCGAAACCAGCAAAACAAATCCGGATAAAGCTAACATTTAAATGTACCTTTTAACTGAAACCGGCGTGCAGAGACCCGCAGCGCTGACGCCGGTATAAAATCGGAAGTAAATTAATAAAGGGTATTGGCTACTGTTACTGCACTTCCTGCTCAAACGGAATAATCGAGAAATCCTCAATATCCGTTTTTATGGTAATGCCGGGGATATTTTTCACGGCATCTTTTTCATTCAGCATCGCCTCTTTATTTAACTCTTCCTTAGTACGAATGAAACGCTTAAGGCCCAGTCGCTTCAGGAAATCAATAACCGCATCTGCTCCACGAATATTGACTGACGGCGGGCGGTTCCGCCATTGCACCTCTCCGGTAGTGAGATTGGCAAATTTAACCTTGCCGTTATTGGTCAGTTCGTCACGATGAGCCTCGCACCACGTCTGAATCCCGTTCTGTAACTCCTCCATTTTGGCTTTCAGTCCCTCGATAGCCGGGGAATGACTGGCGGTAATCTCCGCTATTGAATCATTCATTTCTGTTTCAACACGGATAAGTTCCCGCTGAATATCGCCAAGTTGCTTAATCCCTGTAATAACCTCTTCTTTCGTTTGCGCGACATATAATGCAGCAGTTGTTTTAAGTCGCTTTTTTGCTTTTGCCATTTTTATTCTCCTTCAGTGAAGTAATGATTCGGACCAGATAACCCTGCAACCATAAATCTCAACTTCCCCCTGACGATAACGCCCCTGATGGTCAATACCTGTCATGGTATAGCCCGACTTTTTCCCTCTGAAATGACTGACGCACGGACTGTCACGGGAAACACGAATAACCGGCTTTCCTGAATAAATCATGATGCTGGTGACAGGTGTATTCATTGCATTGAGTGCCGCAATGGCATTCATCAAATCAGCCAGCTGTTTATTAACATTCGGTATTGTTTTCATTTAAACCGCCTTAATAACGTCGGCATTAACAACCGGAACACCGAGCTGCGCCGCCATATTCATGGCTGCAATCACCAGATTGCTGATGGCCAGAGGATATAACAGGCTGACAACACCTCTGCGCCCGCCGATATTGTTACTGAGCCGGGCACGAATGGCGTCGACAGCTGTATTATCCAGCACGTCAGTCACTGGCTTTCCGGTGCGTTCGAATTTGAACTTCAGAAAGCGCTCCAGCTCAGTGTCCAGCGGCAGCAGTTCAACCACTTCGCAGCGCTGAACCACCTCGCGCACCTCCTGATTACGTTCAGACAGCTTCATCGCCAGTTCAGGCTGGCCAATCAGCACGATGGACAGCAGCTTTTTAAAGCCGTGCTCCAGCTCAAAGAAGCGTTTCAAATGCTTCAGCGTGGGCAGCGGCAGTGAATGCGCCTCTTCAATCACCAGAACGTGGCTGTAACCGGCGTTGCTGGAATCCTTCAGCACGCGGTGTAACTGGCGAAAGCGGGCCTCCTGACTGCGTTTGACGTTCTCCAGCGGCGCAATGGTGTTAATGATGGCTTCAGCAATACTGGCCGCTTTCAGGGTCTTCCCTTTGTTGTCGTTGTCTTCCATCGCGATGATGTAGGGCTCAATGACGATGACCGGCGCATTTTCGCGGTGAATACGTTCAATCAGGTCACGGCGGAGCGTGCTTTTCCCCGCGCCGGATTCCCCGATAACCGCCATAAATCCGCCAAAACGGGCTGTCTGATACAGTGCTTCGCGGACGTAGCGAATATCCGGCGTGGTGAACACGTCCTCTGAACTCTGCATGGCGTCATCCGCGAACGGATCACGGAAAATACCGAATTGCTTTTTGGTGACTGGATTTAATACCTGTTTTGCCAGTAACATATTTTCGTCCTCTTCGTTATTTGCCTGTTGCGGGACGGAGGTACTGGCGGGTTCCGCCGTCAGTACCTCATCAAACGCCCGGGATAATTCCTCCCCGAGCCCGCGTGATGCCAGGAATGTCATAATCTTCTGCCGCACTTCTTCAGGGCGACGCTTCGGCCAGATGCCGTGGTTAATCAGCTGTGAAACGGCGGGCTGCGAAACAGCTGCTGCTGCAGCGACTTCCGTCTGTTCAATACCGTGCTGTTTCATCAGGTCTTTCAGTACCAGCATGGGTGCCTCCCGTTAATGGCCGTTAACGATGCTGAGTCGTGGCGCTTTGTTTCCGGCCAGCTCCTGCGCGATGGCGTCAATATCTTCTGCAGGAACGCCGTCAGGAAAGCGGCTGACCAGCTGCGCGTAGTGTTCCGGGAGCCAGTTGTGGCCAGCAGCCGTCAGGCGCTCACGCAGCAGTTTTGCCGCCTCTACATGGGATAAGGGGCGCTGCTCGATGCGCGGGCCACGAACCTGACTTTCCTGGCCGCGTTTTGGCAGGTAGGTTGGGTGATCGTCGCGTTCAATATCGAGGTAAGGGTTGAACCGTCCCCCGAACGGCAGGGCCTTGCTTTTTCTCGCAGCCTCGGTTTCTTCCTTGCTGACGGTGCCGAAGACATGCTGCTCAACTTCATCAAGATGCTGCTGGGCAACGGTCTGGGGCAGCGGTTTAAAGCTCTCACCGATAACCGGGGCATCAACAGCAAAGCCGTGTTCGTCTTTCTGCACCTCGTCAACCAGGAAGAAGGATTTCAGGCCATCCTCGCCGGTCATCACCACCTGAGTCTGATCGTCACGGTAGAGGTTGCGGGCAACCATCACGCGGTCATTCACGCAGACCCCCGGTACAGCGGAAACGTCGTACTGCCGCCCCCGGAAACGTACCCGGACAAAGCTGTCCACCTTGCAGCTGACCGGCGCAGACACCGCCGCTTCCCGGCAGACCTCAACAGAGGGGGCCTTGACCAGTTGCTCTTCGGTGATCAGCAACCATTTATCCGTGCGGGCCATACCGTAACGGCTGTGAATGGCCGTGCGGTTGAACTTCATCCGCCACAGACGCGCCAGACGGTTCAGCTCGTCGATGCTCTCAACCCGGCAGAAGCGCAGACCGTGTTCGAAATCCCGTTCGAGGATGTCACGGGCCTTTTCCACCGAGCCGGTGGCACGGGCGTTGCGGGCTTTGTGCGCAATCAGCCTGATACCCAGCGCCTGGCACAGGTTGCCCATCGTGGGGGACTTCAGGGCTGCGCCGGGGTCGGTGAACAGCACTTTTGGTACCCCGTGCAGCACGTCAGCGCCGCCGCGCTCCTGCATCATATTGATAAGCACCGAGGTGAAGTTCTCGGTGGTTTCGCCGCCGAAGCGGTACTCCAGGTAGATCCACCCGGTGGTGTGGTCGGTTCCTTCAAAAGACCAGACGCGGTCATTGACGACTTTGGCCACGTTGGCGGGTTTGTTCTTATTGAACTCTTTCTCATCCATGATGCGCAGCCCGGTATCACCTTTAACCCCTTTGGCCGGGTTCTTGAGGTAATAAAGCACGCAGATGGACGCATCCAGCTGCCAGACGTGGTTCGGGTGGCGGCTGGCCAGTTGCACTGCCGGAGCCGGAGCACGCAACTGGTCAGGATGCAGGCGGTACTGGCGCAGGGCGCGAATAATGGCGCTGGCCGACAGCGGCACAATCTCACCGGTGGTCTCATCAAGCCTGCCGCTCACGATCAGACCGTTGTCACGCAGGCTGTTAATGGCTTTTTCCACGCTCAGGGTGCGCTTGCCCGTCCCGCGAATGGTTTCCATCAGGGTGCCGGAAATGGTCATCGCTTCGTCGCGGGTCAGCGCGGAATCACCGGCGTCAGAGCGCTGTTTTCTCGGCTTCTGCAGGCGGACGGCATTCAGTTTTTTGAGCAATGTGGCACGTGACATACACAATTCCTCGCAGGCTGCCTGATACACTGCTTCTTTTTTGCCATGTCCGGCAGCGCTGGCCGCTTCGGCGACGGCAACAAGGCGTTGAGTCAGTACTGGATTCATTCTGCCCCCATAAAAAATGAGGATGTTTTTATGACAGAAAGTACCGAAGCCCTGGGTTTTGCCTTCAGAAAACTCGTTGAGGGCCTGCATAAAACGGGAGCTGTAGACGCCCGGTCCGTAGCCAGAGAAATAGAACGAGACCAGGATGCGCCTGCTGACATTGCCGGGGAATTGACGTCCCTCGCAACTGACATCAGGAAACTTGCCGGGGATGCCGAAGCATCACTTAACGGATATTCACCGGCGCCGTGGGGGTATACGTTTGATCTCATCGTTCAGTACCTCATCATCAAAGAGAGTTCGTTTGATCGCCTGGACTTTGCCGGGTACCTGGACCTTTGTCTGATGGGGATGGAGAATCATTCGGCTCCTGACCACCTGCTTCGGGCTGTACGGGATCTTGCTGACTACAGCCGGGGGACCCGGCATCTTGACCCGATACTTCGGACGTCTCTTTCTGATCGTTCCTGCGGGACCTCTGACGATGAAAGTCCCTGATGTTTTCTAATGCGACCCATGCATAGTAGGAAAGCTCAAGCTTGCGGGCCTGCTCCCGGGTTTTAACGCCATTCCGGAACGGTGACAGCATCTGTTCCGGCATACCCTGTTCAAGGGCGTAATCCAGAATTGTATTCAGTTCTTCCAGGCTCATATGCCGGGTCGCATAATCACGCTTCTGCATGGCCAACAACGGGTGAGCAGTCTGAGGCTGGTAGTATTTCTGAGCGATTTCGGCAGCAGTCAGTTTCTCGCCGCTCTGGTTAATCTGAGCAAGTTGGCTGTCCAGTACGCGCCCCTGATGCCCGCGTTGAATCTGGCGGATTTTGCCCTTCAGCAAGCGTTCCATTGCAACCATGAAGGGTCTGGTATCTTCGGCGGTTACGGTCAGCTGCAGCTGGCTGTCACGGGTGGTGATGGTGAAACCGTTGGCCATATCGGGTACATGGCGGCACAGGGCAAGACCCAGCGCCTCTGGTGAGTCAATAACAGCAGTCGTTTTATGCATTATTTTCATCCTCTTGCTGTGCTTCTTTTACCCAGTCAGGGATCGCGCTGGTTTCGCGGGCTTCCGGCAGGCTGAATTCCTGACGCAGCTCTTCAAACTGCGCCTGCAGGTCATCGAGAAGACCAGCCATCATGCCGGTATGGTTGATGCCGGTGCGTTCGGTGTGCTCGGTCAGCGCGTTGAAGCCGCTTTTAAGGTCAAAGAACGCACTGAGAACCCCGCTTTTAAAGCCGGTGACCTCCGTTTCAAGTGCCACGCCTTCTTCGTCCGGCGTTTCGGTGGTGGAACGGCGGACCAGGCGGGATTTGAGTTCCTCTTTTTCATTGCGCATCGTGCCGAGTTCTTCTTTTTTCTCGGCCAGCATCTGGCGACTGATTTCAAGGTCGGTCTTCAGCTCTTCCTTCTCGCGGGCATGTTTGGCGATCATCTCCTCGGCCAGCTCAAGCAACGCGGTTTTGTCGCCTTCTTTGGCCACTTCGATAAGGGCGCTTTTCTGGTCTTCAGGTAGGCGGCGGAACTGGCGCAGTTCGCGGTAGCCAGCCCCCACTGCTGATAGCTGTTTAAGAGCGTCCTCTCCAAAGGCGGAGAGATTGGTTAGGTCCTCGTCAATTTTTGAACGAGATAGTCCTAATGCCTGACAAAAACCATCCCAAGTGCCGACGTCGGCAATTTCGTTACCATCAAAATCAGTACCGCGTTTTCCTTTAAGTGCATGATAAATCTTGCTTTCTTTGATGTGTTTGAGTTTGCTAAGACTGACGACGTCGGCAAATTTTGCAAATGACCGAGCCATTTGAACTTGTCCGAGAAGCTGATTGATCAAATCACGTTCATCGTTCATCTGGCTGCTTACGGTGGCCATCAGATTCTGAGTGGATTCCAGTTCAGGATTCAGGGTTACATCCGGTGTCAGTTCAGAGTTTTGTTGTTTAGTACGAGCCATTATTATCTTTCCTTAATTAGCGGCTTCCAGCGATAACACGCTGGTTCAGTTCATCAATACGCCCCTGAGCACGGGCAATTTCATTACTGTGAGCAACAGCGATCTGGAGTACCTGAACGCTAAGGGCAAAACGCCCGTTATCCAGTTTCTGAGCCAGGCCTTCTTCAATGAGGGTATTAAGTGCGCGGTTGATGTTGGCCGGAGACTCATCCAGTGCTTTCGCCAGCTCACTGTTAGAGCGCCCGCTTAGCGAAGAGCCTTTGAGAGCCTTGAGAACCCGGAGGATGCGGCCACCGGATGTGGATGTGATTGCTTTGGTCATGTCACATACCTCTTTTCTATATACGAAACACTGTTACACTTATTGCAGATATTTCAGGCTGCAACGTTGCCGGATTTGAGGCCCAGCTTGACGGCGATCTCGTGCGATTTACCGTAGTTGGCTTTTGTCTGGCCATTGAGAACCCGGTAGACCTCGTTTCGGGTGTAGCCATGCTCTTCTGCCCAGCTGGTGAAGGTGATCCCCCGCTGGCGGAATTGTGCTTTGACTTGTTCTGCAGTCATCGTTGTCCCCTTTATTGATGCAATGATGTTTGCCTTATGTGTGTTAGATTATGGTGCAGAAAAACTCACCAGTCAATTTTAAAGTGCAGAAAAACTCACATGATCGGTTTGCGTATTAAAGAAGAAAGAGAGCGTCTTTCCCTTACTCAGCAAGGGTTGGCCGATGCTATTGAGATAGCCAAGAGAACTCTGATTGATTGGGAAAAAGGAAGAACCTCACCAAATGCAGTGCAGTTATCTGCACTATCAGGGCTTGGGGTTGATGTTTTGTATATAGTGACTGGAGTGAGGAATGCATCACTACCAGCAATTTCGACAACATCTTCACTTACAAAGCGTCAGTCGGCTTTGCTCGATAACTATGAGAATACTGATGAAGCCGGTAAAAAAATCATTGAGGCTACTGCCGCTGAAGTCGCGCAACAAATCGGCCTCGTGAAAAGATCAGGTTAATCTTTGATTAAAGGGTATCGTGCATGAAATTTTTGCAGATTCAGACCAGATTCTTTATGGGTAAAAGGTATTTGCTTCTTTTACTGTCAGTATCGCCTTTAATTCTTTCAGGTTGCGATGGTGCGCAGAAAGCTGCGACTGAATATGTTGCACAACAAATGCGCGACCCTAGCTCTGCCAAGTTTCGTGATGTCCAGACCGTTACCGACTCTGCTGATCCTTATGTTCAAAATATCTGTGGTTTCGTTAATGGGAAAAACTTGTTTGGTGCTTACACCGGTGAAAAACGGTTTGTTGTCGAGATTTTCACTGGGCCTCAAAAATCGACCTTTACCCCCTTGAGATTTATTGTTGAAGGTGATGACAACCAATCTCGTCGGGCCACGAAGGGATCGAACAAAACTCCTCATCCGCAAACACTTTTCGAAGAACAATACTGGAACAAACGCTGTCTCACCGATAAGCGTAAACCTACATATTCTGGTGTTAGCTGGAAAACACCCTTTGAGCTTTGCAGAGAGAAGATACTCTCATCATTAGAAATTAAGGGAGATGTGCCAGTAGTCGCAGATAATTCCATTAATGGAGATTCGATTCTTGAGTGGTATGGCGATAATGAATTCTTTGTGCCGACATCAACACCAAATGTGATGGATCTGCGTCGTGTTCGTTGTGTTGTGAATAATGCATCTGGGGAAATCAGTGAGTTCAATGTCTTTTAAAACGAACAGGCATCTTATCGTGATGGCCTATTCGTTTTGATGTTTAGAAATTACTGATGATGAGCTCTCTTTTAAGTTCAGCTTTACCCGATGTTTGCAGGCTATAGCGGACATCTACCTTCTGAATCCGTAGCCCGGAAAATGCCTCCCTCATTTCTTCTATATCGTTCACCGAAATAACCATTTTCCCGCTGATGGTTCGCGCCAGTTCCGCCATGCGCACATATTCATCCAGCCCAAATTCAACGCCATAACCCTCAGTTTTCAGATACGGTGGGTCACAGTAAAAAAGCGTATGGGGGCGGTCGTATCGCTTAATGCAGGTAGCCCAGTCCAGATGTTCAATCGTGGTTCTGGAGAGTCGTAGATGCGCCAGTGACAGTTCTTCTTCGATCCGCAGCAGGTTAAGGCGCGGGGCACTGGTGGTTGTGGTGCCAAAGGTGTGGTCGGCCACCTTGCCACCAAAAGCCTGTTTCTGCAGGTAGAAGAAGCGAGCGGCCCGTTGAATGTCGGTCAGTGTTTCTTCCGGGGTATCCTTCATCCAGCGGTATATCTGGCGACTGACCAGCGCCCACCTGAACTGCCTGACAAACTCATCCAGGTGATGTTTGATCACCCGGTAGAGATTTATCAGCTCGCCGTGAATGTCATTGATGACCTCAACCTTGCTGGGCTCTTTCATGAAGTAAAGCGCAGCTGCGCCGCAGAACGGCTCCACGTAGCAGGTGTGTGACGGAAATAAAGGAAGAATATGTCTGGCCAGGCGGCGTTTTCCACCCATCCACGGTAATACCGGCAAAAACTGAGATTTCATATTCTGTAAGCCTTTTTCATTGAATGAAAATGCAGTAGGCTGAATCTGTCTCGCGAGACGGACTGAGCCGTGATGTGACTCACAGGAATGCGCTGTGTGTTACTGGCCTGCAGGATGTTGACGCATACTGCAGGCCGCTCTTTCTCCAGAAACGCTAACATTAAGAAAACAAAAATTAATCTGTCCGTGGACTAATAAACTCTGGGGGATTTGATGAGTAAATTTGAAGAGATCTGCGCAGCATACAAGGTATCCCGCGATAATTTTCATGCCTACCGTAATCGTTCTATGGATTTTGCACTAAGTCTTGGACATAAATACATCCAGTATCTTGGTATCACTAAAGAGAATTTCAGGTGGGTACCTGAGCAAGATAGTTCGACCGAAAAGGAAGGCTTTACCATTCCTGGCGCCATGCATCTGGATGACGATACCTACTGGCATTTGGGATTAAAAATCAAAATTTTCACGGCTCCGAATGTCTTCCCTCAGCAAGAGCTGTTAATCATCTTTAAGTTTAAAGAGAAAGAGGAAAAAGTTTTCGAAGTGATGATTGATAATGTCGATAAGAAACATGACATCGAGATATGGATTGATGCCTCGTATACGGTTTTCTTCAACCATCTACAGGAAGTTATCCTTGCAATGTATCAGGATGGTCTGGACAACTTCCTCGCGTCCCAGCAAGAGAACAGGAAGATTGGTTTCATTTGACAAATTTGTAATACCTGAAAAGAGATATTCAAGATGAATGATAAATCCAGGCAAAAACCGTCAGGTAAGAATAGTGGCAATCAACCGGGGCAATCCCGCCCATCAACAGAAAACCATAAGGGTCATGATCCTGCAGACTTTGGTGATGTACGTGATGGCATAGTAATATCGAATACATTCGCTCCACCTGACCCACTACCAACAAAAGGGGATAAAAATGGAGGAAGCACAAAATAACATCACAAAAAAATGGCATCACTTGCTGTTTGATATCCGTCGTTCTGTAAGGTATCACAATCGCCGTCGTGCGTTTTACGACAGGTTAGATCAGGTCAGCAACATGTTGTCGGTGATGCTGGGATCGACAGCTATCTATGGAGTGCTTGAGCAATCATGGAAAACCGTTGCACTTGTTGCCCTTGGGCTTGCGACCGGGCTATCAGCCATTAATCTGGTGTTGGGGTCTTCTCAGAGAGCTCGCCTTCATTTCGATCTGGCTCGTCAATTTGTTGAGGTCGAAAAGGCGATGGTGAAAGCTGAACCCTCGGAGGAAAAGATTGCGGAGTTTACAGATAAACGCCTGACTATCGAAATGGATGAACCGCCGGTTCTCCGTGTGTTGGATTCCTTGTGTTATAACGAGCAGCTTCGTGCTATGGACTATCCGGAATCAGAAATGGTTATCATCGGCTGGTTCCAGCGTAAGATGGCCCCATTTATTGACGTTCACAGCAATCAACTGAGGAAAATAGGTCAAAAACCGCAAAAACCTCAACAACAGAATTAATCTTCAGGAAGCCCGATATCTGTCGGGCTTTTTTCTGCCCGGGGGCAAATTACTCCTCCCCCCCGCATACCGCACACTGACTCCTGATTTATTCAGCCTTTTGGCCTTCTTCAGGAGAACCTCATGTCACTACTTCATAAAGTTCGTAACCAGCGGCTGCGCAACTGGATTATCCTTGCCGTTGCGCTGCTGGCCGCTATCGCCGTTATTTCCCCTGAGCAGCTCGGCGTCACGCTGTACAAGCTGTCTCTGGTTTCCATCGCTGCCATCCTCGGCTACCACTTGGACCGGGCGCTGTTCCCTTATGCCAGTCCTGGGGGATATCTGGCTAACGACTGGAAAAAGACAAGTACCCGGAAAATTAGCACGTTCAGCGGTGTTGAGTATTACAGCGGCCCGGAGCATCCCGTCGCAAAAGGCTATGAGCTGATTTTTGCTGTGGTGCTTATCCGCCGGGCATTGATTGTCGCAGCGATCTGCATTGGCGTGACGATGGGGCTCTGACGATGAACTGGCCTCAGATCACGTGGATTGTCCTGTCAGCGCTGGCGCTGGGGATAGAACTGTCAAAACACGGCGACCCCAGAACGGGAGATCACAGTTTCTGGTGGCAGCTGTTCGGTACGTTGGTTGTCGCCGGTTTGCTCTGGTCTGGTGGCTTTTTCAGTCAGGCCCATGCGGCCAGCATTCCGGTTGAGGCCCGGCAATACCAGCGCGAGCTGACCCGCAATGCCCGCGCTGTCTGGGGGCTCAACGCTCCGGTATCCACCTTCGCCGCACAAATCCATCAGGAATCACAGTGGAATGCCCGCGCCCGTTCTCCGGTCGGAGCGCAGGGGCTGGCGCAGTTTATGCCCGCCACCGCCAGCTGGATTGCCGGTATTTACCCCGATTCGCTGAAAAACCAGCAGCCCTATAACCCCTCGTGGGCTATGCGGGCGCTGGCGCAGTACAACTGGTGGCACTGGCAGCGGATCACCGGAACCGCCAGCGACTGTGACCGCATGGCTTTTGTGCTGTCGGCCTACAACGGCGGTCTGGGCTGGGTCCAGAAAGACCGCAAGCTGGCTTCCAGTCGTGGTCTGGACGCCAGCCGCTACTGGAACCACGTTGAGCAGGTCAATGCCGGGCGTACCACCGCCAACTTTCGCGAGAACCGGGGCTATCCCCTGAAAATCATCTACACCTGGCAACCGCTCTATCTGGCGGCTGGCTGGGGGCCGGGAGAGTGCTATGAGGCTGACTGACTGGATAAAACTGCTGGCCCGTTACCTGTTGTTAGCGGTGCTGGTGCTGGGAACGCTCTGGTTTATCTGGCATCAGGGGTATGAACGCGGCGCGGGTGATGTGCGCCTGGAAGTTGCCAGCCAGAAGACCCGGGAGGCCAGGGGCGCCCTGCAGGGGCTTATCGACGGAGCCCGACAACTGACGGGAGAGGCGAATAAGGCCAGTAATGCGCTGGCGGCACAGGTTGCCGCCCGGCAAGCGGCAGACGAGCAATCCACCCGGGAGGTAAAGAATGCACTCAAAAAAACGGCGTCTCAGCGTGTTATGTGCGTGTTTGATGACGATGTTATGCGGTTGCTCCGGGAAGCCAGGCAACGCGCCGCAACTGCAGCAGCAGATGGTCTTTCCGGCGGAGATGACCGTAAAGTGCCCGCCCCCGGAGGAAGCGGACGATAACTCAATGGATGCCAGCGCCGTTGCGCTAAAAAAGCTGTACGACCTGTACGGCATCTGCGCAGGCAGGCATGCCGATTTGATTCAGTATCTTCAGAACCTGCAGGGGAAATAACAATGAAATTTGAGGAATTACAGTTCAGCTGGCAGGTGCTGCAATGGGCCGTTCTTTCCGCTATTGGGATTTACAGCTGGATTGTTGGTCGCCAGTCGGCCAGTAACCGCGAACTGCTTGAGCTCCGAACCCGCCTGGCCTCTATAGAAGCTCAGGTGGCCCAGATGCCCACCCAGAGACAGGTTTCCATTTTGCTGGAGAAGTTGTCCAGCACCGAAGCCAGTATCACCGGTATGAACAACCAGATGTCGGGGATGGCCAGCCGACTGGAGACCATTAACAACTACCTGCTGAACACCAAGTGAGGGACTATGAGCTTTTCTGATTATCTGCGTACCGACATGCGTCTGGTGATCCTGCGTATCCTTTCAGAAATGCCGAGCTACAGTTCTAACAGCTCTGTTATCTGGTCGGTACTGACACGCTATGGCCATTCACCGAGCCGCGATCAGGTGAAATCAGAACTGCGCTGGCTTGAAGAGCAAGGGCTGGTGACGGTTGAGGATATCGAGACGGTACTGGTTGCCCGGTTGACCGAGCGAGGTGCTGATGTGGCCACCGGTCGTGCAGTCGTGCCTGGCGTGAAGCGTCCCGGCGCGGGAGGCTGATATGGGCCGTAAATCGACAATCCATCGCCTTGAACCAGACGTTCGGGCTCATATCGAGCGCCGCCTGCGTGAAGACCGCATGACGCTCGATGAGCTGCTGTCCGATATCCATGAGCACTTCCCCGGAGAAGAAACCCCGAGCCGCAGTGCGCTGGGTCGCTACAAACAGAACTTTGGCCTGCTGGTTGACAGGATGCGCCAGCAGGACCAGATGGCCCGCCTGCTGGTCAGTGAACTGGGTGAGAACCCGGACGAACGCGCCGGTGCCCTGATGGTTCAGGCCGTCACCACACTCACCACCCATGCTGCCTTTACCGCCCAGCAGGAAGAAGACCCTGATATCGACACGGTGCGCCACCTTGCCCGTGCCGCCAAAGACGTCCTGCAGTCCCGTAGGGCCAGCCTCGACGAGCGCCGCGAGATTGAGCGTGCCGCGCGTGAGCGCCTGTTGCGTGAGCAGGAAGAGAACCTGAAAGAGACCGCCCGGGCACAGGGACTGAGTGAAGACCAGGTGCAGTTCTGGCGTGAACGTGTGCTGGGGATCAAGTGATGAAACCATTAGCGTCCACCATCCGTACCGTTGAATGGGATGAACTTCCGGCGCGGGCCCGGGAAATCTCGTTCGGCTTCAACCCGTTTGCCGACGGCGTGCTGATGGCCCACCAGGTGGAATGCCTCAAATATAACGTCTCTATTCTGGCTATCCCGAAAGGCCGTCGTACCGGCATTACCTTTGCCTGGGGGCTTAACTCGACCCTGATTGCCGGTGCCCAGAAAGTCGCTGGCGGCGACAACGTCTATTACATCGGTGATACCAAAGAGAAAGGCCTGGAATTCATCGGCTACGTGGCCAAGTTCGCCAGGGTCATCGCAGCACAGCAGGCACAGGACGTCTCCGCCATCGAGGAGTTTCTCTTCGAGGACCAGGACGAACAGGGCAACACCCGGATGATTGCGGCCTATCGGGTCCGCTTTGCCAGCGGGTTCCAGGTTGCTGCGCTCTCGTCTAGGCCAGCCAACATCCGTGGTCTGCAGGGCGTGGTGGTTATCGACGAAGCGGCATTCCACCAGGATGTGCAGGGCGTACTGGATGCAGCGACGGCACTGCTTATCTGGGGCGGGCGTATCGTTATCATCAGTTCCCATAACGGCAAGAACAACCCGTTCTGTCAGTTCTGTAACGATATTGAAGCGGGCCGCTATGGCGATGACGCCGCCGTATTTACCGTGACCTTTGATGATGCTGTCGCCAATGGCCTGTTTGAGCGGGTCTGCGCCATGAAAGGCGAAGCGGCAACCGTCGAGGGGAAAAAGACCTGGTATAACCGCATCCGTAACGCCTATGGCCCGCGTAAAGCGGCGATGCGCGAAGAGCTGGACGCCATCCCGCGTGACGGTAACGGTATCTGTATTCCCGGTGTCTGGATCGAGCGGGCCATGCCGGAGGAACGGCCCGTCATCCGTCTCGCACTGGATGATGATTTTATCCATATGACAGAGGCGGAACGTGCCGCATGGGGTAATGACTGGATTGACAGGGAGCTGCGTCCGGTGATGGCTGAAACCCTGAACCCGGAGCTGCGCCACGTGTTTGGTATGGACTTCGCCCGCCACCGTCACTTCTCCTCCATCGTACCGATGGCCATCATGCAGAACCTGTGCCGCGATGTCCCGTTCCTGCTGGAGCTGAACAACGTGCCTTCAGCGCTGCAGCAGCAGATCCTGTTCTGGCTTATCGAGCATCTTCCCCGCCAGTCAGGCGGTGCGATGGATGCCACCGGGCCGGGGATGGTGCTGGCCGAGTACACCGCTGACCGCTATGGTCGCCCGCGTATCGCGGAGATTAGCCTGAACCGCAAGTGGTACGGCTTCTGGATGCCAAAATTCACCGGCCTGTTTGAGGACAGCATGATCATCCTGCCGCGCGATGAGAACACCGCGCAGGACCTGCGGGCAGTGGAAAACATCGATGGCGTGCCGATGGTGGCCAGCCTGGAGAAAAAAGACCTCAAAGACCCCGAACTGGTGCGTCACGGCGATACGGCCATTGCCGGTTGTCTGGCGAACTACGCCGCCCTGAATCTGGCCACTGAGATAGCGTTTGAGTCCACCGGTGAGCGCGATATTTTCCGCGTGCTGTCAGGCTTCGGTGACAGCAGCAGCGCCGGGGAATTCACTGACACCGGGTTCGGTACCGTGCGTGGCATTAATGACTTTGGAGGATTCCTGTGAGTCGCAAAAAACAAAAAAGACAAATGCCATCAAAACCCACATCCGCACCACGTCCTGAACTGGGGCGCGAGTTTGCCTCGACCGGTGACGGGCGTGATATCACCCGTCCGTGGATTGGTGCGCTGGCATTATCCGATGACAGCGTTCTGCAGCATCGCGGCGCACCTGACCTGAAGATTTACCGCGAGGTACTGAGTGACGACGAGGTCAAGTCGGCCTTCGGCCAGCGGCAGGATGCGCTGATATCCCGTGAGATTAAGGTCGAGGCCGGAGGCGAACGCCCGGTGGATATCGAGGCGGCAGACGCCATGCGCCAGCAGATAGACGCGCTGGGCTTCGACCGCATCACCCGCCTGATGCACTATGGCGTGTTCTATGGCTATGCGGTGTCAGAGCTGATTTATGGTGTCCGGGATAATTTATTGTGGATTGACGACATTAAGGTCCGCGACCGTCGCCGCTTCCGTTTCAGCCCGAAAGGCGAACTGCGCCTGCTGACCCCACAGAACATGATGGCCGGTGAGCCCTGCGAGGGGCCGTACTTCTGGTCATTTTCCACCGGTGCAGACCACGATGATGAACCCTACGGTCTGGGGCTGGCGCACTGGCTGTACTGGCCGACGTTCTTCAAGCGCAACGATATCAAGTTCTGGCTGATTTTCCTGGACAAGTTCGGGATGCCGACCGTCGCCGGGAAACACCCCGAAGGAGCCACGCCGGAGCAGAAACGTAACCTGCTGGCTCTGACCCGGGCCATTTCGACCGACAGCGGCGTCATTATGCCCGAGGGGATGAGCGTCGAACTGATGTCAGCAGCCCGTTCCGGTGCGGCTGATTACCAGGCGATGTACAACGCGATGAATGAGGCCATCCGCCGCGTGACGGTGGGGCAGATATCCAGCTCAGGTGGCGCGGCAAAAGGTATCGGCGGTAACGAGTCCCTGCAGGACAAGGTGCTGGACTCCATCGTCAAGGCTGATGCGGATGTTATCTGCGAGTCCTGGAACCGTGGTCCGGGCAAATGGTTTACCGAATTTAACTTCCCCGATGCCGCAGTGCCGGTGGTGTCCCGCGTCTTCGAAGAGGCGGAAGACCTGAAGGATCGGGCTGAGCGCGACAAAACTATCAGCGAGACCACCGGCTATCGTCCGACGCTGGCCACCATTAAAGAGACCTATGGCGGCGAGTGGGAGCAGAAGCCTGAGCCGATATCATCCGCCCCCCGCGCCGCTGCGCCGTCGTCATTTGCGGAGCATGACCCGGACCATAACGAGACCGCCTCGCTGATGGCCGGTCGCCTCAATACCGAACTGCGCCCGGTCATGGACGGCTGGATCAATCAGATAAAAGCGCTGGTCGACTCAGCGGAGACCGTCGACGACCTGCGTGACGGTCTGACGGCACTGATACCCGATATGTCGCTTGATGACTATGCCCGTATTCTGGGTGACGCGATGTCTGCTGCCGCGCTGGCGGGACGCAACGATCTGCTGGAGGAAATGAATGGCCGGTAATGTCAGCTATGGCTCGCTGCCGTTCAGCGAGCAGATCGCCTTCTTCCGTCGCAAATTCAACACGAAGACCGATGCCTGGACGGATGTCTACGGCTCCGCCCATGACAATGAGTTCATGGTGGCCGGTGCCAACCGGGATGACCTGCTGGCAGATCTGCGTACCGCAGTCGAGAAAAGTCTTGACGGTGGTACGCTGGAAACCTTCCGCAAGGACTTCGCAGCCATCGTTGCCCGTTACGGCTGGAGCCACAACGGCGGTTTTGAGTGGCGGTCACGCGTCATTTACGAGACTAACCTGCGCAGCTCTTACATGGCCGGGCGCTACCAGCAGTTGATGGATATGCGCGATACGCATCCGTACTGGGAATACGTCCACAGCGATGTGGTCGAGCATCCGCGTCAGGAGCATCTGGGCTGGAACGGTATGGTGCTGCGGGCGAATGACCCGTGGTGGATTTACCACTTCCCGATCAATGCCTGGGGTTGTCAGTGCAGCGTGATAGCCCGGACCGAAGACGATTTGAAGCGGATGGGCAAAGACGGTCCGGATACTGCGCCACCGATTAAATTCATTTCCCGCGTAATTGGCCAGCGCAGCCCGGGCGGTCCGAGGACCGTTATTGTGCCGGAAGGGATCGACCCGGGTTTTGAGCACACCCCGGGCCGCAGCCGGTATTTCAGCGAGGTGCCGCCGCCCCGGGGTGGCAGTCCGGTCGGAGACGGTCCGTTCACGCCGGTAGCCGAGGCCCCCGCCAACCCTGCGCCACTGCCCGCTCCACGCCCGGTTCCGGTGCCTGAAGGCGAGACCGACCCTGTTGATGCGTTCCTGCAGCTGTTCGGCGCGACCGTTGACCGCGATGCGGCGTTCCGGGACCCGACAGGCCAGCGCATCGCCATTGGCAGCGACATGTTCGCGTCACCGGAGGGTCATGGACAGATCCCCCTGACGCTGGCACAGGCACTGCAGCTGGCAGAGACCATCCGGAACCCCGATGAAATCTGGGCGCAGATTGTCTGGTTGCCGGAAGAGCAGCAGTCGCTGGTCAGACGCTATTATCTGGCACGCCTGCAGCAGGAAGGTGAAGCGGACCCGCTGTCGGTGGTGTTCGCCACGGGCCGCGATGGCTGGGCTGGTAACATTTCAGCTGACGATACGCTGCTGCAGTCGCTGCGCCAGGGTATCCAGCTGTGGTCGCGGGAGGACTGACGATGTCGGGTGTGACGCTGACGTTTGATTACCAGGAAACACTGGCGAAGCTGTGGGATGCACGGTCGGAGCTGATGAGACCGGAACCACTGCTGCGTTCAATGGGGGAGCGCCTGCTTGAATTTCACCAGCAACGGTTCAGGGAGCAAACATCACCTGACGGGGTGAAGTGGAAAGAGCTGTCCTGGCGATACAAGCAACGTAAGCGAAAAAACCGGGATCAGATCCTGACCCGCGATGGCTATCTGCGCAACACCCTGCGCTGGCAGGTCAATGCTGATGAGTTGCTGTTCGGTACTGACCGGATCTATGGTGCGATCCACCAGTTCGGCGGTACTATCGAAATCGCCGCACGTAGCCAGCAGGCGTACTATCGCCAGAAAAAAGACGGCGAGATCGACAATAAGTTTGTTCGTAAGAACAAGTCGAATTTTGCACAGTGGCACACCATTCCGGCGTATAAAATCTCCATATCTGCACGTCCGTGGCTGGGAGTTTCAAAATCAGAGGGGGCAACCCTTATCGATATGGCGAAAAACTATCTGCAGGGGGCGTTTAACTGATGTCGTCGTCAGACGCCCTGTAACGCGTTCTGGTGGTCGCCTGGCTACGATGACGCAATCCACGCTGGCGACCCGTATTATAATACGTTTTAATACGGTTCCCGGCCCTGTTCCTCCCCCGCGCCCACCCTTTGTTTTACCTTCCACCTCGTTATTATCTGCCCGTGGGCAGATTACCCCCTGAGCGCGGTTCGTCATTATGTCGTCATAACTCCTTAACCGAAAATGACGACAGCCATGACGACGAGCACTGCTAAAGCGACACTTGCGGTTTTTGCCCCCGGCACCCACACCGCGATGGATGGCCGGACCATCACGTTTACTACGGAAAACTGCATCGATCTGGCCAACAGTTACGACCCTTCCGTATCAGAAGCGCCGTTTGTTATCGGGCATCCGAGTCTGACCGCTCCAGCGTATGGCTGGGCGGAACGCCTCGAATTTCGTGACGGCATCGTCTATGCCGCGCCGCGTCAGGTGAATCCTGCCTTTGCAGAAGCCTTCAACGCGGGCAGCTACAAAAAACGCTCCCTTTCCATTTATCAGCCTGACAGCCCCGGCAACCCGAAACCCGGTCATTACTATGCCCGCCACGTGGGTTTTCTGGGGGCAGTACCACCGGGTGTCAAAGGGCTTCCTGATGCGCAGTTCGCAGAGGCCAGTGGTGATAACGGCCCGCTGGAGTTCGCGTTGCCGTGGGAAGCCGACAACCTGGCCAGCCTCTTTCAGTCGATCCGTGACTGGGTTATCCAGGAAAAGGACATCGAGCAGGCTGATTCCATCATTCCTCAGTGGCGTATCCAGTCAATTCTGGACTCCGCCACTGATGACCGTAAGTCATCTATCTCACCACTGGCATATGCCGAGGAGAATAATGTGGACCCGAACCAAACGACCACCGTTACGGCGGAGGAGCTCGCCAAGCGTCAGGCCGCGCTGGATGAGCGTGAAAACAAACTACGCGTGGCTGAAGAAGCCGCGCTTAAGCAAAAGGCACTGGAGCGACGCACCGCCATTGTGGGTTTTGCAGATGGTCTGGTGAAAGCAGGCAATGTGCTTCCCCGCCATAAGAGCTCCATTGTTGAGGTGCTGGTCAATCTGTCTCAGGAGCCACTGTCGTTTTCTGAAGGCGATACCACCGTCAGCAAAACGCCGGAGGAGCTGCTGCGCGAAATCCTCAGCACCAAACCGCGTGCCATTGATTTCAGCGAGAAAACCGGCGCAATTGATGACCCTGTCGATTTTGCCGATGCATCCGCACTGGCCAATGCCGCCCAGAACTATCAGGCAGAGCAGGCTGAAAAGGGTCGCACCATCTCCATGACGGATGCCGTTAACCACGTGAAGAAAGGAGCCCAGCAATGAATATTCCGGGTCTGATCACCTGCCATAAAGCCGAAGTGGCACTGGCCGCGCGTCGTATGGTCACGCACGGCACGGTGCCGGACGAAATCACTCTGGCCGTCAATGGCAGCAAGCTGATTATCGGTGTCACCACCCTTGTTGCTGCCAGTGTCGGAGAACCCGCCGACGTGGTCCGCAGCCAGCTGACGCCGGTTATTTATGGCGATGACATTGTCGCTGGTGACCCGCTGACCGCTGATGCCGAGGGGCGTGCTGTTCCGGCCACCGCAGGCCAGTTCTATCTCGGCTTTGCCGAATATGACGGCGCTGAAGACGATCTCGGCTCGGTGTGGATTGCGCCGGGAAAACTTCCGGCCGCCAGTGGCGGTTGACAGCGAAACCGGCAGCAGCATCAGGAGAACACTATGTCGCGCATTGTACTGACCCTCGACCAGATACGGAGTCTTGCCTCCTTTGCTGAGGGAGAAGGTCAACCCGCTTACATCATCACCGAAAGTACCATCCCGGCTTTTGAAGCTGCCGATGGTTCGGTGGTTCCCGAATATACCGGCCTGATTGTGTATTCCGAATCGGAGCAAAGCGGCGTACTGCAGTTAGCTTCCCAGTAACCGGCTATTTAACGTTTATGGCTGGTTTATCCGGCCCTTTTCAGGAGTTCAAGAGTATGGCCAAAGCACCGTTTCCCATTGACCCCCACCTGACGGCGATTGCCATCGGGTATCGCAACCTTTCCCTGATTGCCGACAGCGTGTTACCGCGCGTACCGGTCGGGAAAGCCGAATTCAAATGGTGGAAGTTCGATCTCAGTCAGGGTTTTACCGTGCCGACCACCACCGTCGGGCGGACGTCTCAGCCTAATCAGATTGAGTTTAATGCGGACGAAGAGACCTCCTCGACCAACGACTACGCCCTTGATGCACCCGTTCCTCAGTCCGATATCGATAACGCTCCGGCCAATTACGATCCGCTGGGTCGGGCGACCGAGCGCGTATCCGATATCATTCTGCTCGATCGCGAAGTGCGTACCAGCAAAGAGGTGTTTAACCCGGCGAATTATCCGGCGGGTAACAAAGAGAACCTGGCCGCTGCCGACCAGTGGGACAACGACGGCAGCAAACCGATTAAGAAAATTGTCGCTGCGCTCGACAAGATGATCATGCGTCCGAACGTGGCGATACTGGGGCGTTCAACTGCAACGGCCCTGCGTCAAAACCCGTCTGTCGTGAAAGCCTGGAATGGCACGCTGGGTGAAGATGGTCTGGTGCCGCTGGACTTCCTCCGTGGCTTGCTTGAGCTTGATGAGATCGTCGTGGGGTCGGCGTTTGTCAACATTGCCCGCCCGGGTCAGAAGCCGGTGCTGGTTCGCGCCTGGGCAAATCATGCGGCGTTTATCTACCGCAATCTACTGGCCGATAGCCAGGGTGGCGTCACCTTCGGCTTTACCGCGCAGTTTGGTTCCCGCGTTTCCGGCTCCATTCCTGATCCGGATATGGGGATGCGGGGTGGCCAGCGTGTCCGTGTTGGCGAGTCCGTGCGCGAACTGATTGTGGCTGGCGACTGCGGCTACTTCTTCCAGAATGCCGTGTCGGCCTAAGCGGAGGCGTGTAATGGCCGTGACCTGGTATATCTCCCTTGCTGAACTGGCTGACCGCCCTGGTGCGATTGAACTCTCGCAGGTGACCCAGCTTCCGGGCAAACCTTCGGCCCGACCGGAACTGCTGGATGCGGTGTTGCGTGGGGAAGAGACCACGTCATGGCCACCCGCAGAAGTGGCGGTCGCCCTTGAGGTGGTGGAGCGCATTGGCAGTGCTGTGGAGGAAGCGCAGAACCTGATTGACGGTTATCTCCGCCAGCGCGGTTATACCCTGCCACTGGTGAAGGTGCATTCCATCCTGAGCAGCTGGGCCCGTTCTGTCGTCCGCTACAAGCTGCATCAGCATCGCATTTCTGATGAACGGACAGACCCGATTGTCCGGGATTACCGCGATGCGATGAAACTGATGGAGCAGCTGGCCAACGGCAAATTCAGCCTCGGCGCGACCGACACGCAGAAACCCGCTGGCGGTCCGCCGATGGTCGATGGTCCGGGGCGTACCTTCAGCATGGACTCACTGAGGGACTTCGGGAAATGAGCAGCGAACCGTTTTCCATCAGCCTGATCGTCGAGCGCCTGCAGTCACTGACGCCGTTCCCGCTGAGCTTTCTCGGCACCATCGTTGAGTACAGCAAGGTGCAGGAACTGTCAGGTTTTTCGGTCCCCGGAGCTTATGTGCTGATGGGGCCTGAGCGCGGTATTCCGGGTAACGGGAGTCGGGCTCAGGTTGCAGAGGCAGTCTTCGGCGTCGCCGTCGCCGTTCGCAACTATGGTCAGGGCGCTGATGGGCTGACCCATGAAATCAGCCCGATCGTTGGCCAGATACGCGACCAGTTGATTGGCTGGATGCCGGGGAAACTCGTGACAACCGGTATCCAGTGGCTCAAGGGTGACATTCTGGACTATGACGGCGGTACCCTGCTCTGGATGGATACCTTCCAGGTCAATCACGTAATCGGAGGCAGACGATGCCAGAAGTAAAACTGCTGCAGCCGCACACCCACGCGGGAAAACGTCTTGCAGCCGGTGAAACCCTCACCGTCAGCGATACCGAGGCCACATGGCTCCGGGAGCATAACGTCATCGAGGCTGGACTGCCGGTCGTGAGCGACATGCAGAGCAGCCGAGGCAAAAACAAACAACAGGAGTCGGAAGACAATGCCACAGTCTGAAACCTACTACTACGGCCAGGGAAAAGTGTATCTGGCTCGTCGTCAGGCCAACGGGAAGCCCGGAGCGTTCCGCTGGGTTGGCGATGTGTCCGCACTGTCGCTGGCCCTTACGGTCGAACGTCTCAGCCACAAAGAGTCCTATTCAGGGCAGCGTGGGACAGTTCGCAGCTTTATCACCAACAAGGACGGTACGCTCACTTCAACGTGGCATGAACTGTCGCCTGAAAACCTCGCCGTCGTGATGTTTGGTGAGCAGGTTGTTATCCCGGCAGGCACTGTCACCGCAGAGCTGCATCCGGCGGGTATCACTGCGGGTGAGCGCCATATTCTGAACCATCAGCGCGTCAGCGATGTGGTGATTGGCGCACTGGTGGAAGGGACCGATTACGAGGTGGATTACACCTACGGTGCCATCACTTATCTCACTGCCCAGGCGACCGCGCCGTCCGTGAACTATAAATTTGCGGGCTCCGTGAATACCACGTTGTTCACTCAGCAGCCCGGCGATTTCTGCCTGCGTTTTGAGGGGATAAACCTGGCCGAAGGTGGCGCTGCGAAGATTCTTGAGCTGTATAAAATCTCCTTTTCTCCTGCCGCTGCGCTGGCACTGATTCAGGGAGACACCTCTCTGGCCGGACTGGAGACCACCTCCACCATGCTGTATGACAATGCCCGCCCGGACGACCCGACTATTGGTCGCTTTGGCCGCGTCATTGATGTTGCGGAGCCTGTCGCATGAGCAAGCAGAAACCCGCAGATACCGAAGACGAGCTGAGTGTGCTGCTCTCGACCCGCAATATCACCATTGCGGGCCGGGGGCTGGTTATCCGCGAATATACCCTGATGGACATGCTGCAGCTGGGCGACAAGCTTGATGCGCTCACCCACAGTCTGGCAGAAGTCATGCGTACACCGTGGCCACAGATTGAAGAGATCGAGACAGTTCTGCGAAAACATGCCGGTGATATCCCTGAACTGATCGCCTGCTCTGTTGACCAGCCTGTTCAGTGGGTCGCGTTGCTGCCTGCCGGTGAGGGTCAGAGCCTCATAGACTGGTGGTGGACCCAGAACCGCCGTTTTTTTATGAACGCTGTCGTCCGGCTGGAAACCATCAGGGCAACACGGGCGAAATTGTCGGCTTCGGCAGCATCTTCGCAACCCTCATCCGGGCCGGACACGACCCGGGAAGGCTCGGAACCTACACTCTCCGCCAGCTGACGCTGTATTACAGCGAAGCACTACGGCAACACCGGCAGGCGTGCATTGACCGTGTATTTGACATCAATGCCGCATTTGCTGGTGGCAATGCCGCTACTCAGCGTGTTAATGCCCTGAAATCCTGATCGGGGCTTTTTCTTCCTTTATATACAGGTGCGCCATGGCCGATAATTCCACCCTCAATTTAATGCTGAAAATCCGCGCTGACCTTGCGGATGCCAGCCGTGCCCTGCAGGGGCTGGCCGGAGATGTGGAAGACGTTGGCTCTGCAGCAACAACCAGTTCGCAGAAACTCAGTACCACCGCCCGGGCACAGGACAGTGTCGCCGAATCAGCCCGTGGCCACGCTCATGCAGAACAGAGTGCCTCCGCCGCTGCGTCACAGACCGGCGATGCCGTCCAGCAGGCGGCGACAGATTATGCCGGTTATCAGGCAGCTATCGCCCGCACCCGGGCAGAGATGGGCTCGCTCCAGAACGGTATGGATGGCACTACGGCAGATATTGATGCCCAGCGTGCTGCGCTGACCGCCCTGGTCAACCGTATCGATCCGGTCGTCGCCGCCTATGGCCGACTGGATGACATGCAGGAACAACTGACCGCATTTCGTGGCGCAGGTCTCGTCGGCGATGATGACTTTGAGCAGTATTCGTCGCGTCTGAACGAACTACGCCTGCAGGTGGAAAAATCTGCCTATGCGGCAACTGATGCTGGCCGCAAAGAAGCGGCGGCAGCCCGGGAAGCCGCACAGGCTGAAGCACAGGCTGCAGCCGCCAAAGAACAGTTCATCAACCGGCTGCGCGAGCAGGCCGAGACCATGAACCTGACCACCGCCGAGCTGCTGCAGTATAAAGCGGTTCAGTTAGGTATATCGGCGGAAGCCGCGCCGTTTATCCAGAAGATTACCGACCAGAACGCTGCCATGAGCAAAGGCGGTATCAGCGCCGGTCAGTATGCGCAGGCGATGCGATATCTGCCGATGCAGATCACCGACGTCGTCACGTCGCTGGCCAGCGGGATGCCGGTATGGATGGTGGCCATTCAGCAAGGTGGGCAGATTAAAGATAGTTTCGGCGGCATCGGTAACACGTTCAAAGCGCTGACGACGCTTATTACCCCTGCACGCATTGCAATGGGTGGTCTGGTTGGCATTGTCGCGGCAGCAGGCATTGCTGCTGTTTCGGCGATGAATGACCAGGATGAATTTAACCGCTCGATCCAGAAAACCGGCAACTATGCCGGTGTGACCTCCGGCGAACTGGAGCAGATGGCCCAACAGGGTGGCCAGTTGCGCGGTAATTACAGCCAGGTCCGCGATATCCTGAACGGGCTGGTCAGTAGCGGCAGGTTTACCGGCGAAACGCTGACCTCAGTCGCTCAGGCCGCGACCCTCATGGCTGAACTTAGCGGCCAGTCAGCAGATGAAGTTGTTTCCAGCTTTCTCAAGATGAACGATGGCGTCACGTCATGGGCGGCCAATACCACCCAGCAATATCATTTTCTGGATCTGGAGACCTACCAGCGTATTCAGAGTCTGGAGGACCAGGGGCGAAAAGAGGAAGCCATTGAAGTTGCCTCTCAGGCGTTTAAGAAGGCCAGCGAAGAACGTCTTCGCACAATGGAGCAACAGCTCAACCGGGCGGCGAGAGCATGGAATAATGTAAAAATTGCGGCCACTGGCGCATGGGAATCGTTTAAAGATAAGGCAGGTGGTGCGCTTGGTTTGGATGCTCCGGCTGACGAGCTGACAAATAAAATTAAGGAATTAGAAGCCAAAATTGCAGCTGCAGGTAGTGATACTGAGGTTGCCATGCAGCCTCGTGAATACCAGGAGTCAGTGAAGCAATATAAAGCGGATCTGGCTGCACTGAAGGAAAAGCAACAGGCTGAAGAAAAAGCCATAGCTGCCGAAGCAAAACGCAAACAAACCGATGCCGAGAGCATTGCTGCCGCCGAGAAACTCCAGAAACTCTGGAAAGGCAACCGCTCCGAGCTTGAAAAAGAAGCTGACGCGGTAGAAGAAACCCGTAAGAACTATGAAACATTGTGGAAGAGCGCCAGCGGTCGGGACATGCTTCAGTCCCGTGGCGTCACTTCCACCGACGGTAAAAACTTTTCCGGTGGTCAGTGGGATACCGATACCAAAGCGCTGGATAAATCTGGCCAGAAGGTCGAACAGTACAACAAACAGTTGCAGCAGACGCTGAACCAGAAAAAAGCCATCACCGAACTGGATCGGGTCGAGGCGGAAATCCGCAATGGTTCACTCTCCGAAGCGACTAAAGCCCAGCAGAATGAAGCCCGGGCGCTGGCTAAAAAAATTGATGCGGCCAATGAGGCCAACAAGGCGACAAAAGAAGCACAGTCGCAGGCGAAACAGCAGGAAACATCCAATAAGAACTTCGTCAAACAGCTTGAAGACCAGGCATCAAAACGTACCCAGGGGGCTGCGGCCACCCGCGCACAGGAAATAGCGACCCGTAACCTGACCGCCGAACAGCGCCGTCAGGCCGAAGCGGCGAACGCTGCCATCACCGCCCAGGAGTTCAAGGGCCAGAACCTCCAGCTGCAGCTGGAGTACATGCGCGATACCGGCGATACCGCTGGCGCATCGATGCTCGAGCTGCAGAACCGCGTATCTGACCTGCGCCGCGAGTTTGAAGCCAGCGGCAATACTGCGGGGCTGAACTGGCTCGATAAGCTGATGCCGGTCGCTGAAACCAAAATCCGCGTCGATGATCTCAAAAAACAGCTGGACGACCTGTTCAGCTATCAGTCCCAGCAGGAAACCAGCATTCAGGCGCAGGTTCAGGGGGGGCTGCTCAACGAGATTCAGGGGCGGCAGCGCCTCGTCGATCTCCACCAGGAGGTCGGTGACAAAATCAAGGGCTACCTCCCGCAGCTGAAAGAGATGGCCAAAGCTCCCGGTGAAGCCGGTGACAAAATCCGGGAGATGATACGCCAGTTGGAAGAGCAGCTCGGCAAGCTTAATCAGGCGGGGAATGAGCTGACCCAGGCATTCCGCGACGGCCTGCAGAGCGGTATCGAGAGTTCCCTGATGGGGCTGGCCAAAGGCACTATGAACCTGCGAGATGCGGTGAAAAACCTCGCCCTCACCATCATTAACAGCATGGCTCAGCTGGCAGCACAGCAGCTGGCGCAGATGGCAACATCCAGCCTGATGGGAGCTTCAGGTGGTATGGGCGGGCTGATGGCCAGCGTCTTTGCGGCTGATGGTGGTCAGGTTCGTGGTCCCGGCAGTACCACCTCCGACTCTATTCCGGCGATGCTCTCCGACCAGGAGTTTGTGACCCGCGCCGCTGTGGTTCAGCAGCCCGGTGCGCTGGACTTCCTGCACGCGTTCAACCGCCACGGTATGGCTGCAGTGCAGGGCTGGTTGCCCCGTGTTCGTCATGCTACCGGTGGTCTGGCGGGCATTCCCGCACAGAATATGCCGGTCCCGGCCACCGTTCCCGAAACCGCGATGGCCACCCCAACCGCTGCATCGCAGCAGCCCATCAGCCTGCAGCAACAACTGGTGCTGGACCCGTCCGAGGTTTATACCGCCGGGGCACAGACGCTGGCTGGCCAGCGCCAGTTCACCACGTCGCTCAAAGCACAGGTGCCGACCCTGAAACAATGGCTGGGGCTGAATAAATGACGACGTTATTTCCCTGGCTGGCAGACCCCGACTGGTCCCGTGGCGTGACGGAGACGCTGGACTGGAAGACCGATGTGCTGCAGTCGCCGACTGGCGCCGAGCAGCGGATTTCCCGTCGCCTTTCACCGCGCCGGACGTTCGAGTTCACGACGATGGTACATGACACGGGCCGTCAGCGTTTTGAGAATATGCTGTGGCAGGGTTGTGCCGGTACATGGGCCATGCCGGTGTATCCGGATGTTTTTGCGCTGCCGACCGCGCTGGCCAGTGGCGCGACGTTGATCCCCGTTCCGACCGTTGGGCGTGACTTTACCGTCGGCGGAACGGTGTTGCTGAAAACCGATGAATCCCCTGATGCAACCAGCCGGCTGGTCACGGTCGTCGGTATCACCAGTGACTCCCTGCAGCTGGCATCTCCGCTGACCGACAGCTGGCCTGCGGGCTCGCTGGTGTATCCGGTGCGTCCGGCGGTGCTGACAGAGCCGCCGTCACTGTCCCGCCTGACCGGCTCCGCGACGACTGCGCAGGTACGTTTCCGCATCGCTGACCACAACGCGTTCAGCGATACGCCGGTGCTCACACAGTACCGTGGCCACCCGGTACTTGAGTCCGAAACCGACTGGGGTGAATCGGTCAGCGGCAGCTATCAGCCACTCATCCGTGAGCTGGATAACGGCAGCGGTGTTCCGTACCGGCTGGATACTGCCGATCGCCCGTTCTGGCGGCAGACGCACAACTGGTTCACCGTCAACCGTCAGGCGCAGACGTCCCTGCGCCAGCTTCTGTGGTACCTCCGGGGACGTCAGCGCCCGGTCTGGGTGCCGTCCCAGATGCTGGACTTTTCCCCGACGTCCGCCATCAGCGGCCATGCCATTGACGTGATCGAGGCGGGTTTTACTGAGCTGGGGATCCGCCCGGGTCGCCGCGATATCTGCATTCTGCTGGCCGATGGCACCCGCTATTACCGGCGCATCACCGCTGTAAGTCTGGTCAGCGGTATCGAGCGTCTTGTGTTCGATGGCGATGCCATTTCAGCGCCTCAGCATCAGATTGTGTCCATTTCCCTGATAACCCTGGCCCGCCAGGACACCGACAGTGTGTCCTGGGAGCACGTGACCGACGCCGACGGTGTGGCCCGGGTCGCTACCACATTTACTGGAGTCCGTGATGAGCTGGAGTGAGTTTGAATATTCCGTGGCCGATGGCCAGCCGCTGACGCTGTATGAGTTCCGGCTGGGCGACGGCCTGTTCTGGCGTTACAGCAACGCCGACAAAGATATCGACTTTGCCGGACATACATGGGAGGCGCTGGCCGTCAGCAACAGCGGCCTCAGTTCCGGCAGCGGTGACGGGATGGATATCACCGTCCCGGCCAGCAATGCGGTGGCGCTGCTGTTTCGTGCCACGCCACCGTCGCGGGCCGTCAGGGTCCGGGTCATACGCTGGTACGCAACGGATACCTCTGGCGAGTTCCGCGTGGTCTGGATCGGGGAAATCAGCAGCGTCAAGCGTGAGCAGACTGAATCCTGCAAGCTGATCACCATCAGCCTGGCCAGCACATTTACACGGGTCGGACTCCGTCTCACCTGGGGACGTCAGTGTCCGTATGCGCTGTACGACCATAACTGCCGGGTCAGTCCGCTGCAGTTTGCCGTCAGTGGCGTGGTGGTCACCGCCCTCGACGGCTCCTCCGTGACCGCGAATCTGCCTGGTGGCCTTGCCAGTGACTGGTTCTCTGGCGGTTTCATTGAGTTCGACCGCAACGGCTATACCGAGCGGCGCGGCCTGCGGGCGCAGGACGGCAATACCCTGCACCTGTTTGGCGGTACCGCTGGCCTGCAGGTCGGGCAGTCCGTCACGCTCTACCCGGGCTGTGACCGCACGATTGCCACCTGCAACAGCAAGTTTGCCAACCATCTCAACTACGGTGGCCAGCCACATATGCCGGGCAAGTCACCGTATACCACTATCAAACTGTTTTAGGAGGTCCCTGTGGATCCGTTTAGCTGGGCTGCGGTCGCGAAATTTGTGGCGGTGCTGGTTGCCTCGTATGTCCTCAATACCGCGCTGGCCCCGAAAAGTAAAAACTCCACGCCGGAGGCTGCTACCGAAGATGACTGGAACATGCCCATGCCCGATGAGGGAACCCCGCAGTGCGTCTTCTTTGGCGACTGCTGGACCGCTGACTGGTTCGTGCTGGGCTACGGCAATTACCGCTATGACGCCATCAAAAAATAAGGGGGCACCATGCTGATCACGATGGAACATATTCGCGCCGGTGGCGGCTGCGCATGGGGGTTACGGACCTTTTTTGCCCGCCACCATCTCGACCTGCAGGCCTTCCTGCGTGACGGAGGGATTGATTCGCAAACCCTGCTTGAAACCGGTGATGCGCTGGCCATCCGGGTTGTTGAACTCGCGCAGCAGCAGACACAAAAGGAGGAGAGCTAGATGGGCGGTGGGGGTAAAGGTTCGAAAAAAGTCACGGTCGGCTACCGGTATTCCTGGGATGTGCAGGCCGGTCTCGGACGCGGGCCGGTCAATGAAATTGTGTCGATCATGGCCGATAAAAAGACGGTCTTCGCAGGAACGCCCGGGCAGATATCTGCCAGTACCTCGGTGTATATCGACAAGCCCGGTCTGTTCGGCGGCGATGACACCGGTGGTGAGGGGGGCATCCAGGGTCAGCTCGATATCATGATGGGTGAACCGGGTCAGGTGCCCCCGGCATCGCTCCTGAAGTTGCTGACGGGGCTGGTGCCGGGGTTTCGTGGCGTGGTGACCACCTTTTTCAGCGGTCTGGTCAGCTGCTACAGCGCCAGCCCCAAACCGTGGTTATACCGCGTTCGTCGCACCACCAAAGGCTGGGACGGTGACGTCTGGTACCCGGAGAAAGCCACCATCCTGCTGGAGAATACGGAGTCTCAGATAGATGATGAGGCCGACCTCCTTCCCGGGCAGATCGCCAACCTGCGGGCCATTCATGCGATGAACCCGGCCCATATTCTGGTGGAGTGCGCCACCAACCGCGACTGGGGGCGTCAGCTGACGCTCGCTGATGACCTGAACCTCGACAGCTACCGTGCCGCCGCCGACACGCTGTTTAACGAAGGTTTCGGCCTGTGTTTCCGCTACAACCGCCAGGATGGTCTGGATACGTTTGTGCAGCAGATCCTCGACCACGTGGGCGCGGTGCAGTATGCCGACCTCGAAACCGGCAAACTGACCCTCAAACTGCTGCGCGGGGATTACAACGTCGATGACCTGCCGCTGTTCACCTACGACAACGGCATTATCGCCGTTCAGGATGACGACAGCGCCAGCACCACGTCGAATCCGAATGAGATTGTTGTGACATGGAATGACCCGGTCACCAATTCCGATGGTGAGGTCCGGGCACAGAACCTCGGGGCGATACAGAATACCGGGCTCAACAGCAGTTCGGTGGAGTACAAGGCGCTCCCCACGCATTCCCTCGCTGCCCGCGTTGCACAGCGGGACCTCGAAACTGCGCAGTCTCAGCTGACCCGGCTGGTCATCCAGTTTGATCGTCGCGGCGGCATTCTGCGCCCGGGTGATGTGTTTCGTGTTCAGCTCCCCGACCGCAATATCAACAATATGGTGCTGCGGGTGGGCAAAATTGAGGAAGGTGACACCGGCGTGCTGACCCTGACCGTGGTCCAGGATGTTTTTGGCATGCCGTCCACGTCGTACAGCTCTGGCCAGCAGGGCAGCAGCTGGACGCCACCGGATAAAACTGCCCGTCCGGTCGCCATCCAGCGCGTTATTGATCTGCCTTACGCTGTGCTGGCCGGAACACTCAGCTCTGCTGACCTGAGCTATCTGAAACCAGACTCCGGTCATATTGGCGTGATGGCTGTCGCGCCGACGTCACTCAGTATCAATTACCAGTTGCAGACCCGGGCTGTAGGTGCCCAGTTCGCCGACCGTGGCCAGGGTGACTGGACCCCATCGGGAACACTGACGGCCCCGGTCGGTCGTCTCGATACCATCCTGCATGTGAATTTGGATATCTCCCCGGCTGTGGGCGACGGACTGATTGTCGGTGACGAAGTCATGCGTATTGACGGCGTTGATATTTCAGCTGGTACCGTGACCGTCGGGCGCGGTTGTATGGACTCCCTGCCATCAGGGCACCTTGCCGGAGACCGGTGCTGGGTGTATCGGGATGCACTGGAATCAGATGGCGTGGAATATCTTTCCGGTGAAACAGCAGAAGTCCGTTTGCTTACCCGGACCAGCACTGAAACACTGACTGAATCTGCCGCCACGGTCATGGCGCTCGCCATTGCAGGGCGGCAGGGTCGTCCGTATCTGCCCGGGAATATCCGGCTGAACAGTGTCCTGTACCCGGACGCGGTGGCCAGCGCAGACACCTGGACGCTGACGTTCTCGCATCGTGACCGGGTCCTGCAGGCTGACCGCCTGATTGACTGCACCGAGGGCAGTATCGGCCCTGAGCCTGGCGTGGAGTACGTGGTGAAACTGCTGGCACAGGACAGCGGGGATACGGTCTGGTCACTGACGACCAGTCTGGCCAGTATTCCTGTTCCCTATGTCACCGGGGGAAGCGGCGCGGCTGTTCACACTCTGACGCTACAGAGCACCCGCGACAGCCTGCTGTCACTGAATACGTTCCGGACCACGTTGCCAGCGGGCCGTTACAAACCGTTCCCGATCGTCGTGACGCTGTCCCTGACTATCCTCGCAGGTGCCGACTGGGCAGAAACCACCCCGGAGGATACCGCCACCGGCGCGGTGCCGGAGTTGCACGCCATCGCCGATGCCGCCGGAGTTACCACCTGGTATCCGCCTGACCTGCTGGCCAGTGGCCTGTCGATTCCGGCAGATGATATCGACTATCCGGCAGGCACATGGCCCGCGTCGCCGTTCTCGTTCGGCACCCATCAGGTTCTGGCCATTGCGCAGTGGACTGAAACCAGCGGGCCACTGACTGTGCTGGCGCTGGGTGGAGACGCCTCAGCATTGCTACTGGATTCCGCCACTGGTACAGCAGCGGCCATTGAATGGGAGACGGGTATTTATCTCACGGAAATGGATATCACGATTTTCACGACGGAGGCGCTCGTTTTGAACGAGGGCATAATATCCCTGAAACTGACTGAACGGAGTATCGGGCCATGAGGGAAAACTATTATTATGGTCAGGGTAAAATGTTCCTGGCTCCGCGAGATAATAAACGCGCATTCCGGTGGGTCGGCGATGTTTCATCATTGAAAATGGCATTTTCGTATGAGCAACAAATAACAAAAGCATCACGGGGCGGACAGCTCTATCAGGACCAGAGAATTATCACAGGAGCCAGCGGATCCATCAGTTCAACCTGGCATAATTTCTCAGTTGAAAATCTGGCGCTGTTGTTGGGTGCTCAGGCAGTGGATGAGCCGTTTTCGTTTAATGAATCAGTGGTATTACCCGCCGGTATTGTTAAAGGCGATGTGATCGCGCTGCCTCATACCACCGTATTTAATGTCAGCATTACGGGGCTGGAACGGGATAGTGATTATATTGTTGACCGCCAGTTCGGCACGATTGAATTTCTGTCCACACCGGCAGTCGGTGTGTGGACAGTAGAATACGACCACTTATATAACCAGTGGCTCCCGTTTTTCTCAGCGAATCCGCAGGAATTTTATTTGCGCTTTCAGGGGGTGAATCTGGCTGAGGATTCAGCGCCTGTGCTGCTTGAGCTGTACAGAGTCTCTGTTGATCCCCTGGCGACATTAGAAATGATTAGTAGCGGGACGGATATCGCAGGCATGGATATGACCTCGTTGATCCTCCCTGATTTTAATCAGCAGACAGGAACGGCTTTCAGCTATTTCGGGCGGCTGCAGGTTATTGCTCCGCAGTCCCCGCAACCACCGCAAGTCGCCCTGACATATGACGGTCGGGCTAATTATGACGGGCAATATCAATACCGAGGTAAGTAATATGTCAAATTTGCCGGAAAGCCCTGTCTGGGTAGATGGTATTTATCAGCTCACGGATGAAACACCCGTACTCGGTAAACAGGAAGATGTCGCGGGTGATGGTCCTGCGAATTTACAGGCCGAGCAGCTCGCTAACCGTACGCAATACTTAAAAGCAATGATGGAATCCATTGCTGACGGAAAGGAGTATACGTTTTATAAAACGGCATCAGACCCGGATGGAACTATCGCGGGGATTCATGGTACTGAGACTGGGAAGATTTTCAGGGTGGCTCAGGGAGTGGGTGAAACTTTTTCCTTTAAATATTACCTTAATGATTCCGGAACACCAAAATTAGTTGCATGGTTGATTGGGCAGGGAGCAATTTCTAATAACATTCGTTTTTACTTGTCCGACAGTATAGCGACAAATGATATCGAATCAGGAAATATACTGAACGGTTCGCTGTGTTGGGTAATTAGTTCAAATGATAAACGCCTGGCATATGAGTACTTCAACAACAACGGGACTCTGGAACGTACCGGCCGCAGTTTGTTATCTGCTGAACCACTCCAGGGGTTAGTTGATGTTGTTCTCTTTGCCGACCCTGCGGAGTTTTCCCGCTCAGGGTATGCGTCTGCTGTGGTCGCCGAGGACATGTTCATTATTACCGCTGTCCGGTCTGATGGTTCATTTTTTATTCCTGAGCTGGATATCCCCGGCATTGATTTTGACACACTGTCTCGTATCACAGCTGAGATCACCTTTATCGACCCGGTAGAATTTTTGCGATCGGGATATCGGTCAGCTGTTATTTCAGCCGACCGATTTATTTTGTCGGCAGTCAGGGCGGATTCGGAAATCTATATCCCTGTCATTTCTGACTCTGTCGGGATTATCGATCCTGCTGAATTTGAACGCAGCGGGATTATCAACGCCGTTATTTCAGAGGATAGATTTATTGTGGCCGGAAAAACAACTGATGGGAACGCCCAAGAGGGCAGCCGGGAAATTCGCTTACCCGCAGAGTTTGAGCGGTCAGGATACCGGTATGCTGATGCAAGTGACGACCTGTTTGTTACAGATGGAGATCGACTAATAGCGGAGACGTGGAAGCGTGACGTTTATTACGCGCGGTCGATAAGTGGATATAGCCAGTTGTTCAAACTCGATTCCAGTGGCGTTGAAACTCAGCTGACTCAGGACAACGCAAACGTGACGAACGTCCGGGATACTGGCGATGAGGTTCAGTGGCAGAGCGATGTCGATGCCGGTGTAAAAGGTGGCCTCTGGTTTACGAAAAAGGTCGCTTTCGACCCGCATCCGGTATTCCCGCGCGACATTATCACGCTGTGGGGTCATTCGTTTCTGCAAAACCCACGAATGGCTAACCGCCTGTACCAGCTGACAGGGCGGATGGTGTGGAATTTCGGACGGAGCAACATCACCAGTAAAGGCGCTGCGCTGCGCCAGGGTGGCCAGCGGATTGAGGTCTGGCCGTTAACGGGGAAAATACCGGCAACAACGGATGCCGTCCAGGTCACGCCGTCATCACCCGGCCCGCTTGAGCTGGGGGCGAAAAACTACGCGCTGAACGGGCAGGGGTATTTTCGGGGCCTGAAATTCTGGGTTAACTGGTACGCAGACAATACATTGAAAATCACCCGCTATGCCGCCGGGGCAGAAATTGCGGTTCCGGCTGCTGAAACGCTGACATGGATACCGCAGACCCAGGAGGCCCTGACAAATCTCGATACCGGGCAGGTTATTACACCGCAGTATGCAACGTATGACCGTCATGCAGAGGGCATTAATATTTTCTGGATAGGACGAAATAACAGCGCTGGTATTGCACAGGTTATTTCCGATTTGAAAGCGATGGTGGAAAAAGTTAAAGCCTCATCAAAATTTCCCAGAATCGTTGTGCTGGCTGATTTCATTGATGCCGGACAGACTAATGGTACGGCAGGCCGTGCGCAGATGTTCTCACTCAATGCCGCCTATAAACGTGCGTACCCGGAATATTACTGCGAAATAGACGGCGTCGATATTCTCCAGAATTTTATCAATCACGCAAACCCGAACTATGCAAACGATGTAACCGACGTGGCTAACGGCACGACCCCGCGCAGCCTGCGTTATGACGACCTGCATCCGTCTCAGGTTCTGCAGGAAAATGCATTACATATCGGCGCGGATGTTAACGCCGAATTTATCGTTCAATTTCTGACAAAAAAAGGTTGGTTATAATGACTACAGTAACAGGTCCATTCGAAGTGCGTAAAAATCTGACCCTGGGCACCGGTGTAAAACTGTATCGCGACAAGACCATCGTCCCGGAAACCCGGGGCGTATTCGATTTCGCGTCGGACTGGGCCGGGGGAAATAAATCGCAGTACAAAAACACTGATGCGATAAAAAATCTGAACTACATTAATGACGCTGTCGTTATTAATGCAAATGACGCAAATTCAAATGCGCAAAATTACGGTAGCGGCGGCGGTATTTATTCGGCAACAGGTCAGAACCTGGGTGTAAAACTCCCGTCGTCGATGTATCCCACGCCTGATATGACCCGCTGGATGTACACGGTTTGGGCGAAATGGCCGGAGAACAAACTCATCAACCCGGCAAATACGAACTGGGCGCTGCTCTACGCAGGTTCCGGCGAGGGGAATTTGTCTGATGATGCCAGCACTGCATTTAAAATCGGCGGCGTGCGGCAGGTGAACGATGGCACGGATGTGCCGATCAACTCGCTGTATGTGTATGGCGTGCGTGTCACGTACCCGTCTGAAGCGCAGACAAAGATTAAATCCGTTGTTGGTCAGAGTAAGCCGTTTCAGTACAGCGTAGAAGTCGTCCGCGATAAAAACCTCAACAATTTCTACTGTAATTTCTATCTGAACGGAGAGTTAATCGGGACGTCGCCGACGCATACCCCGCTGGCTATCCCGACTGCCACTAACGCATATGTGCTGGGAAATCTGTCTCGCGGCTACTGCATGGCGAATACTGTTTTCTATCGCGCTCGTCTTGATGATCTGAGCGGTTCTACTCGGCTGACGGCGGACCTCGTCGCAGACGATTACGCGAAGAACAAACAGTATTTTAGTTAA